GAAGATTTGATGATATGGAGTTATTAAATGGAAATCTTTTTTGAATATTTCAATTCTGCTGTAGAATCCGGTGGCGTTGAGCTAATCTTGACAGCAGTAGGGTTGCCAATGGCAGCGGCTGGAGTAGGAATTTATCGAAAAGTCAGGAAGGCAAAGAAAATAAAAGAGGCAATCACTGGCGGATAGTCAGAACCGCCACTTTGAAACAGTGTGGCTTTTCGGCTGGAAGTGGCTCCCCAAGCTGGACTCGAACCAGCGACCCAATGATTAACAGTCACCTCCTGTTTTTTTGCTGTACGCTAGGTGAATGTTGGGTTTGCGGTGTTTCTTAGATTTTTTACTGCCAGTGTTTCCGCCAGTGTTGCCTAACTTATTGACGAGATCGACTTGCTGCAAATGGTCACTATTTAAATATGACATGGTTGTCTGTATGCTTTGATGTCTTAGTAGTTTTTGAACCTGAACCGGATTTGAAGACTCGCCACTTAGCAGCTCAGTCGCAACTGTACTTCTAAATGAGTGCAACGGATTAACTTTGATTTGAACAATTTTCAAAGCTTTCTTCATACTTTGAGTTAATCCATGTGCAGTTGCATAATTGGGTTTCCCAGTTCCATCATCTAAAACAAACTTCTCACCTTTAGTATCCTGGCTATTAAGAAACATTTGCAGAGGCTTCGCAATCGGGATAATTGCGTCTTTTCTACCTTTAACCTTCCAATCTGCCGTTGATCTAAGTTCAAGTCTGTCAGGATAGACATTTTGCCATTTGAGATGGATCAACTCGCTGCCACGCATTCCAGTAAAACGAAAAAACCACCAGGCACGAAGCAGCACAAGGAATCGTCTACGTTTTGTCTTTTGCCAATTTTCTTCTAAATAGTGCCGTAATTGTTCCAGTTCATTTGCAGAAAAAACTTTTGGCAATGGTTTTGACGCTCGAACAGATTTCACTTTAATTGCTGCTGGAATTTTTCCTTCACTCCATGACCAATTTAATATGGCACGAACTGCTCTGAGATAACTGTTGCAGCTATGGTCATTCAGTCCAGCCTTTCTTAAAGCCAGAACGAGCTTATCTGTTAGTTGAGAGTTGTGAAGCCGAATACGATAATCACCCACTTCTTTTTGGTAGCGAAGCAATTGCTGCCGATACTTGCCAACCGTCCGATCGTCACGATTCGCTTGAACATGCGCCAGGAACAAATCCAACAGTTCTGAAAAGAACAAACCTTGTTCATCAGTAAGCCTCTCGACTTCTCGCGTCAGTCGCTCTTTGAGCTTCAAAAATCGCTCAACGAGCAAGGCGTTCAACTGGTCAGGCTCTAAGCCTTCAGCATCCACAAAACGAATCAGAACTCTACGGTATCTTTTCTTACCAATCCATAGCTGACCAACAAAAGCCTGTTGCCTCTTGTCTGGTACAATTTCGTTCTTGTGACTCACAATCTGTTACTTAGTTGGGGGGGGGTAACTTTTTTGTAGCAATATGTAAAAAAATATAGCGAGGTAGGTTTTTACTGGTCTTCAGTTGCTACATTGGGCTTGGTTGCCAGTTGTCCGGTTGGTTGTACCATTCCGGTACAAACGTCTGATTCCGTTTTTTTTTGTCTTCCTCTAAGCGCTCAATGGTTTTCTCCAGACGGTCAATATATTTCTTTTGAATAGATATGACTTCGTCTTTCAACCTAATGCTTTCTTGATTCATGGTAAGCGATGAATCCTGCTTCATTTCTTTACTCCCACCTTCAGAGTCCAAAAAAGAAGAATCAATTGATTTTTCAAGCAAAATTTTCTTAATTGCCTCAATTGGTATTGAATTCTTTCTGCGCCTTTCGGATAAGGCTGCTGCACTCATTCCGAGCATATCCGCCAACTCATTGTCAAATCTCAGGTTTAAAAGCCTTTTAGCTTTTTCAAGCATTTCTGAAGAATTCACCACGCGCCTTTAAATTTTTCTTGATTTTATCAATTGATTAATTAAGATAAATGCACTTGCTGCCTAGCTGCTAGGCTAAATACTAGGTGTTTACTCTTTAAGAATCAATTTATTAAATGACTTCTTTGTTTGATTTGTCGCATATCGTCAAGGCTCATCCTGACCGTATTCGTTACTGGCGCAGCAAAGGACTGATTCCGAAAGGAACCCAAGTCCATAAATATGCACCAATCATTTTTTCAGACACAGAAGTCCAAGAAATCAAGAAATTCTTTAAAAACAAGAATGATTGACGAAGAACTACGCGAAGAACTCGCGACCATTCGCAACCTGCTGACCGAAGTCTTGGTCAATCAGGACATTCTGGCAAAGCGAATCAATGCTGACACCGCAATCAAAGCGGTTCGGACAGAGCGAGCGGTTGAGATTGCGCGATTACAAAAGACGGCACTTAAGGCAATTCGCAGGACTGCCACTGTTGACTGAGCCATAGTTTTTCAACTCAGTGACCGAGTTGACGGTTTAGGAGAACCGGCTGGAGCGGCTATGGCTCATTGAACAGTCTACATGGGGAATCAAAGCGTTGTTTTAGTCATAGGTTAGAGGGGTCTTTCCTGGCAGCTTGGATGACGCTTCCCCACCATACATGGAGTTAAAGCATGACAACAGCACCTACCATTCAGGCTCATTTCTTCAGAGCAGAATCAAAAAGCAAATCAAGGATTATCACTCACCACACTGCACCAAGGTGGAAACGTCTTTGGTGGCGCATTCGCTTATATTTTATCAATCGCAGATATGCGCACACTCGAAGACTTCAAAGAAGAAACCAGAAGGAATGAACGATATTTTTGGGCGCTGGTTCGTAAGGCTGAAAAACGCGAACCAACATTCTGCCAGTTATACGAGTGTTCAAGGTGCGGAAAGCTGACGCACCAACAGCATGAGCGCAAATGCTTTGATTTGAAGCCGCTAGACATATCGAAGGAAGAGAAGATTCAGCGAATGGACGATCCATTTAATGAGAACACTTGGGACGACAAGGTAATCATTGACGATTAGAACCTGTGTGAATTGTGGCCTGAAGTTTTTGACCGAAGGCGAGGAAAGGACTTGCGGAGAAATCTGCCTTGACGAACAGAAAGCCAAGCACACCAAGCCTCAGTGTGTGATTTGCGGCAAGAAATTTAATCGCAAGTCCAGCAGCCACAAGACTTGTTCTAAAAAATGCAGTTACCAGTTGCAGCTAGACAATGCGGCAAGATACCGAGCAAAGCACAGAAAGCCGAAAGTCAAGATTGCCTGTGAAGGTTGCAGCAAATTCTTTATGCCCATTCGTAAGGATCAGCGGTTTTGTGGATCTAGGTGCTACAACCAGCACTACAAAAGAACGGTAACCGTTGATCCAAGGCCATGTGTCGAGTGTGGCGAGGTGTTCCAGCCTAGGACTGAGCGCAACATTCTATGCAGTCAGCAATGCCGTTATATCAACGATAAGCGCAGAGCCTACGTCAGAGGCACGATTCCCAGAATGCCTGGGACTTTGAAACCCAAGAATTGTCTAGTCTGTAAAAAGGAATTTCAACCAAAAGCCGGAAGCCAAAAATACTGTTCACCAACCTGCAACGGATTGGTTCACCTTAAAAGAAACCGCAGCCGCTTAGACCACAATAGACTTCTCAAATGCTGGATTTGTTCAAAGCAATTTAAGCCAGTGACCAGTAAGTCGAGAGCAAAGTTTTGTTCTGCTGAATGCCGCGCAGTTCATCACGGCAACAAGGCCAAAGAAAGACAAGCCGAGCTGGAGCAGGAAGCCAAGAAGCAAATTGAAGTCAAAGAAAAGTGGAATGACGCCAGTGTGAAATCCAGTGAGATTCCGGCTGATTCGATGTTTTCCGAAGAGATTCTGGCGTTCATCCGCAGAGGTGGACAAATCACACAGTACCTAAACCCAGTCTGGGTGGAAGGTTCAAAGCCTTCAGAATATGAGGATGATTTTATAGATTAAGCCTTCTGGTTTTCCGGTTTTGCCCATCCTCCCTAAAAAAACGGGCAATCATTCATGTGCCGGAGTAAGCGATAAAGCGATTCACTCAACTCTCGCTTAAGCTGGCTGGAAGGCGCGAATAAATTAGCATGAAAAGAGATTGTTTAACTTGGGAAGAAACACCATTAGGCAGATTTGCGGCTCAACAGGAATTTTATAATCGTAACCAAGTTAACAAATTTAAATACAGAGAAATTTTACAAAAAGGCAGACAAAGAATTAAAAATTTAAGAGCCATTAATTCGGCCGTAAGACGTATTGAGAAAGACGTCACATTTGATCTATTCACAATAGAAGGAGGCGACTTTGAAGTTAGCGTTCCAGTGGGACGCATTGACCTTCTAACGGACAAGGAAATTATTGAAGTAAAAGTTTATCCAGAGTGGAAAAATGCAATTGGACAAGTGAAATCTTATGGAAAATTCTTTCCTGAAAAATCTTTAAGAGTTCATTTGTTCAACACACCGGAAAAAGGAATTCCAAACTATATAAAGGAGGTATTTATTCAAGAAGACATTCGTTTAACTCATGACCTTCAAACACCTTAATCTATTTAAAAAATATGAACGAATTAATCAAATCAGTAGCGTCTGAATTAGGTGTTGACCAAAACACACTGCATGAAGTGTTGTCGAAGTCCATTTTACCAACCGGAACCAAGCAAGAACACTTGGTTGCGTTTTTGACGATAGCCAAGCAGTTCAAACTTAATCCGGTGACAAAGGAGATTTGGGCATTCCCAGACAACAAAGGCGGAATCACCACCAGCATTTCAGTGGATGGCTACATCAAGATTATGAACAACCATCCGCAGTTTGAGCGGATTGAATTCGGCAGAGAAGCCGATGACAAAGGCAAAGTCATTTCAGCCACGGCTCGCATTTATCGCAAAGACCGAACCCATCCAACCGAGGTGACAGAATACCTGAGTGATTGCTTTAATGACCGCAGTCCAGCTTGGAAGAACTACCCAAACCGGATGTTGAGACAGGCAGCGATGAAGCAAGCTATTCGCTTGTGCTTTGGTATTACTGGCCTAGATGCAGAGTTTGATGAGAACGGAGAAACCGCTGAACCGAATCCGCCAAACAATGAGCCATTCATTGAGGCAAAGGCCAATCCGGTTTTTGAACGCTGCAAGGCGCAGTTTGAGGAAGCCAAGAACCGCAACGGTTACGAAAACGCCAGAAGAATGGCGCGAGAAGCCAGCAATCACAAGCAACTGAGCAAAGACGAGATCACTTCATTGACGCAACTGATGACCCAGACCGAAGACCGTTTGGGGTTGATACCGGAGACTGATGAAAGTGAAGCTGTCGTGGCATGAGCTAGCAATGGCAACCGAAATCGGAAGATTGCGAAACCTCGCGAATATCAAGTATCAGCGTCAGGATTCGACCAATCAGAAACGCTACGATTGGCACAATCATCTGGAAGGCGCTTGTGGAGAATTGGCGGTTGCCAAGGCATTAGGCCGCTATTGGGACGGCAGCGTGGACACCTTTAAGAAACCGGACGTTTGCGGTTTCCAAGTACGCACGGCATTGAGCCACAAGAACCTCATCATCAGACCGATTGATTCCGGTGAGGACAACTTCGTCTTGGTCACAGGCAATTCGCCAGTTTACGAAATTCACGGCTGGATCAAAGGCAGTGAAGGCAAGCAGGACCAGTTCTGGAGAACAGACGTTCGCTCTCCAGCTTGGTTTGTTCCGATTGAATACCTCAATCCTTTTGAAACGCTAGAGGTTTGAATGATTGGCAAACGCATTGACGGACCTTACACGGTTATCGGTAACGAGGCAGCGCAAGATTCATCACTAAGCTGGAAAGCAAGAGGCTTGCTGGTCTATCTGCTTAGTCTGCCGAGAGATTGGAACATTCGGCTTTCTGAACTAGCCAGACACGCAACAGACGGCATTGACTCCACTCGTAAGGCTATGGACGAACTGCTGAATGCTGGATACATCCAGAGAGGCGCAAGAATTCGTAAACCGGATGGCAAGCTTGGAGATTACGTTTACCTCGTCACTGGTGTGCGTGATGATTTGCCTGAATTGGAAAAACCTACGTTGGAAAAACCTACGTTGGAAAAACCTACGCAGGAAAATCCAACGCTACAAAATAAAGAGATAACAAAAGAAACAAAGAACAAAAGAAACACTGAATATATTACGCACTTTGAAAGCTGGTGGGACGATTGGAAAGCAAAGGCAACCAGAAAGCCAGGGCGCAAAGCTAAAGCCTTTGAGAACTTCAAGAAGCTGCTAGCAAAGTTCAGCGTTGCTGAAATTCAAATCGCAACCAAGCACTACCTCGCAGAATGTGGCGACAGCTACACCAAGGACGCTGAACGGTTCTTAGTCGAAGACTTGATTGAACAACACCAAGCACCAAGCCGAGCCTCACCAAGCAACCAGCCTGACGAATGGGATTTGATTGAACAACAACTTCAAGGAGACAGTCAATGCAGTCCGTCGAGCTATTACGCAAACTGAGCGCAATTTACAAAACCAAGCCAAGCCAAGAACTCGCACAAGCTTGGCAGATTGGCCTGGATGATCTGAGTGAAGAGCAAATCGAAGAAGGTTATAACCGGATGGTCAAAGAGTTTAAGAGTGACTTCTTGCCAACCGTTGCCGTTTTTCGCAGCTACGCACAACGCAACACCAGCAACCGAACCCAAGCTTGTAAGACACCTGACGAGTGGCTTATCAAGGAAGCAGAACTCAAAGCGACAGGCAAACGCTTGGACCCATGCGGAGGCCAGAAGTTCTTTCAGGCGATTGGTCGCGCACCTTTTGGCTTCTGGCTAGATGAAGATTCAATCGTACGTTGGACAAAGACAGACGAGACACCTGTGAAAGTGGACAAACCGAGCAAAACCGATTCACCAAGCCAATACTTTGCGAAGTTAGTCAGGACGGTTGCTGCTTGATTACGTTTCATGTTTCACCTGTTCCGAAACCACGCCAAAGCCGCTCTGATAAGTGGCGAGTCAGGCCGGAGGTTTTGCGCTATCGGCTTTTCTGCGACACCTTACGGCTTCAAGCTCACACGCAAAAGTTTCACCTTCCAGACAGCTTTGCCGTTGAATTCATTTTGCCCATGCCGAAAAGCTGGAGCCTAAAGAAAAAGAAAGCAATGAACGGCAAACCTCATAGACAAACCGCTGACATTGACAATCTCTTGAAGGCACTGATTGACGCCTTACTCAGTGAAGACAAGCAAGTCTGGGACGTTCACGCTTCAAAGCGCTGGGGAGAAACCGGACTGATTCGGATTTATTCACCAACAGAATTTGATTGGGCTGATTAAATGATTCTTTCATACCAAACTTTGAATGGACTCAAAGAGTTGGGGCATTTGCCACGATTCGCCCAGGTTGGACCTTGCTCTGTTGATTTGCACTTGGGCAACACCTTTGCCCAATTAGGCGTCAAGCAGAAGTTTCTGTTCTTGGATTCAGAATCCGTTTACCAGCACGTTCAGACTGAAGACTTTTTACTCGAACCTTCGAAGTTTGTTCTGGCAAGCACTCAGGAAAAAATTAGCGTCCCAAATCACTTAGCGGCTTTTGTGGCTGGCAGAAGTTCAGTCGGAAGGTTGGGTTTGCAGATTCAAAATGCCGGATTCATCGATTCCGGCTTTCAAGGCCAGATTACGCTCGAACTGTACAACCAATCAGAAAAGCCGATTCTGTTGAAAGCTGGCGTTCGGATTTGTCAAATCGTCTTTTTTCAATTAGACGAGCCAACCGCTCAACCGTACACAGGAAAGTATCAACAACAGGAAGGCGCGACAGGTTCGCGGCTTTACAAGGATTTTGAGGCGTGACGATTAGCAATCTTTGGCGAACCAAACTGAGGAGTCGCCACAGCGAGTGCTGCCAAACCACGCGAAGGAAGCTTGCTTTATCAAAAGCGATAGAGACGTTTCACGGACGCACGTCTTAAGCTGCGCCTCAATGAATGAAAAGATTTTCGACGAAGTGGAACGGTTACGTTTTTACGATCCAGACTTGTACGTCTGGTTTGAAGAACGAGCCGCAATCATGCAATTCGATGGTGGACTAACCAGAGAGGAAGCCGAACGTGAAGCTTTACACCTTGCTCGAAAGAAGAAAGCCTCTGAGCGAACGCTTAGAAGGGAGGCTTGAAAAGCTAAAGAAAAAGGCAGCACTTCGAGTGTGTCCAGTATGCGATTATCAAAAGCCGAACACGAAGGTTTTTTTCAACGATTTAGCCAAATGCAAACTTTGTCAACAGGTGGAGAGAGATGCCGCTAAAAGGAGACACGGGCTTAAAGATTCCGCGCCAGTATCTGCGCTCAGTCGCTAAGAAGTTTCCTGAAGCCACTGCAAAGGCTATGAGGGATACTCTTTTTGACGTCAGAACCGGACTTTATCAAGAGATGGAGGACAGTTTTGAACCTCCTGTTCATCCTTACTTGTTGCCTCGAAATCCCAAAAAGCCTGGGAAGCGTGGAGCCTTGTTTGTTGAGTATGACCTGAAACGCTTTGAAGGCCGAGTCTATGCCAAAGACAGAAGCGAAGGTTCAGCCTTAACCGCTGAAGATATTCTTCTTCCCCATATCACCGGACAAGACCGAGAGTTTAAACGTTCAGAAAAATCTTTGTATCGTGCCGGAATACTGCCAAAA